AAAGGATGGCAAGTTTGAATTTACTCCGCCTCAGCAAGAGGATTACGCAGGGCTGAAGAAGAGCCACGAAAAGCTACTTGCGGAGACAAAACAAGCGAAAGAAAACGCTCGTAAAGCTGCAGAGTTAGCAGAAGCGGAGAGGTTTAAGGCAGCTCAAGCAAGCGGAGACGCTGCAACTCTAAATAAGTCATGGGAAGAGAAGTTTAACAGCCAGATGATGGAAAAACAGTCGATAATTGAACATAATCAACGCTTGATACACAACCTTACTGTTGGAGCAACGGCAGAACGAATTGCGAATAAAATCGCACTTGCTGGGAGTTCGGAAGCTTTTATACTTCCCATTAAAAATAGGCTTAATGTTGATCTTTCGACCGGTGAACCTGTTTTGCAGGTGCTTGATAAAAATGGAAAGCCAAGTGCTTTAACCTTGGATGATCTTGAAAATGAATTTCGTAAAAATCCCGCGTGGGCTCCTTTGGTTGCTGCTTCCAGTGGAAGTGGTGCTGGCTATCGTCCGGGGGACGGAAAAGCCGGATCAAAAGAAATCACTCGAAAAGAATATGAATCGCTCCCGTTTGGAAAACAACATGAGATTGTCAAATCGGGAATAACCGTAGTTGATTAAAAGGAGAGATTAAAATGGCAAGCACACCGAATACGCTTACCGGACTTATTGGGGTACTTCACACTTCCGTTGACACTGTTGCACGTGAGCTTGTCGGGCTTATACCTGCAGTGACTTCAGACATGCAGTATTCAAAGGCTGCAGTTGGTCAGACTGTAACTTCCCCTGTTGCCCCTGCCGCTGCCGCAGGCAACAACACCCCTGACGTAAACGCCCCTGATACCGGAAACCAGACAATTACCCCGGTCAATATGACCATCAGCAAATCAAGGCATGTACCAGTAAGATGGAATGGTGAAGAGCAGTTAAGCCTCAACAACAATGGCGCAAATTACACTCAGCTCATCGGGCAGCAGTTTACTCAGGCAATGCGCACCCTTGTGAATGAGATCGAAGCTGACCTTGCTGCATTGTATGTAGGTGCATCTCGTTCTGTTGGTACTGCAGGGACTAACCCGTTCGGAACATCTTCGTACAACCACGAAGTTATCCCTGACGCTTCAAAGTGTCTCAAGGACAACGGGCTTGCAAATGATATGCAGTTTTGTTTCAATACTTCTGCAGGGGCAAATTTCCAGAAAATAGGCAACCTGTACAAAGTCAATGAAGCTGGTGGCGATGATCTTCTGCGTCGTGGGATTATCGGAAACCTTAACGGGTTTGCAATTCGTGAATCAGCTCAAATCAAAGATCATACCAAAGGTACTGCTGCAAACGCAACTACTACAGCAGACGGATACGCGGTTGGCGACACTGAAATCACACTTGCGAATGCTGGAACAGGAACCATTGTTGCAGGCGATACTATTAAGTTCGCAAATGACGATAACCTTTACGGGGTAAAAACTGGATGCGCTGCAGTTGCAAATGGAGTGATTGTTCTTGCTGCTCCTGGTCTGCGCCAAGCTATCCCAGCATCAACTACCGCTATTACAATGTCGGCTAACCATACCGCAAACATGGCGTTTACTCGCTCTGCAATATGTCTTGCAACACGGCTTCCTGCTTCTCCTGTGCAAGGAGATATGGCAACAGACAAAACCGTTGTCACAGATCCTGTTTCTGGCCTTTCTTTTGAAGTGGCAGAGTACAAGCAGTTCATGCAGGTTGTTTACCATGTTCGTATTGCATGGGGTGTTGCTCTTGTTAAGCCTGAAGGGCTTATCAAAGTATTTGGTTAATTTAATGGCGGGTTAAAACCCGCCTTATTTTAAAGGTGTAAAAATGTCAGATGTAATAAAAGTAAAACCGTGGGGAATAGGCCAAGGAGAGTTTGTAATACTCGACAGTGATCAATTCGACCCAAATTTTCACACGCTTTATTCTGAAGAGAAAACATGTACCGAAGAGAGCAAATCTGCTTCAGAAGAAACTAATGAAGAGATACAAAAGCAGGTTGAAATCGTACCAAAAAAAAGAGGTAGAAAAAGAAAATGTTAATCATAAATAAAGGTGAACGTGCTACTTTACTATTGAAAGCTGGTGAAGTTGTTTCTTTATCTGCTGGTGGTATGATATCAGAGTTTGAAAAAAATTCTGCTGTAACAAGTTTTGATTACGCATACAAGCACGGGCCATTTTCAACCGACAAACAGTTGCTTATTTCTGCAATTTCATCGACAATCGAATATACCATTTCAAACTCAGAGTTTAACGGGGTGGGATATGTTGATTGTCTTGTTGCTGCGCTTCCAGAAGTTGGAAAGTCTGGAGTGATTTATTTCACCGAAGTTGGCTTGAAGTATTGGAGCGATGTCACCGGCGAGTATCTTGCTGCAGATGCGGCACCTTCCTTGCCAGTAGTTAGCGAAGAAAGTGGCCCTGAAATTACCTGTGATGGTGATGGTGTAGAAGATGACCTGTTGACATGCTCAACAGGTACATGGACAGCTCGACCGACCTCATACGTTTATCAGTGGTATCGTGGTGCATCTCCAATTGTAGGACAAACAGCAAACACGCATGTTATTGTAACGGCTGACCTTGGGGAAGATATTACGTGCGAAGTAGCAGCAAGAAATGGTATTGGTCTTTGTGAATCAGTAGCAACAAGTGATACATACTCTGTTCCAAGCGGTGAATAATGTACGTAACTGATGCTGAATACTCTTCTTACGCTTCTGCAATAGGAATTACACTTCCTGCAACTTCTGCAGAAAGAGGCATTCAGCTTCTTAAGGCATCACAGTTTATTGACTCGCAAGAGAATATGTTGATGGGCATTCGCACTGAACGCGATCAGGACTACGCTTTTCCACGTTATCCGTTTGTTGTAAATGGATGGGAATACTCATCAACAGAGATACCAGAAATAGTAAAGACCGTTCAGATCGAACTTGCGCTTGAAATAAATGCAGGGGTAGATATTTTTAAGGCAACAGATAATTTGCCAGTTGTGAGCAAGCGTGTTGAAGGGGCTATTACAGTTCAATACGCTACTCCTCAAAATGTAAGCACACGGCAAAGACAATCCAAGGCAATGACGCTGTTAAATCAGCTTATGGGCAATAAATCAATGTCGGTAAGGCTGGTAAGATCATAATGGCAACATTCGATTATCAAGAAATGGCAGACGCCGCCACAGAATTGCTTGATGAATTCGGTAGTGCTGTTACTCTTATACGCAATAATAACGGCGCTGGCGATCCTGTTACCGGAAACTATAACGTTACTGATCCAGTTACACCGGCAACGGTATCGTATACAACAATAGGCCTAAAAACATATTTTAAAGATTCACAAATAGACGGGACGCGAATTCTTGCTTCAGACATTTTAGTTGTTGTTAATGCTTCAGTAAAACCGGTAGTTGGTGATGTTGTTCAAATTGATTCTGTAAATATTGGCACAGTTGTAAATGATAAGATCGTTGAACCTACAGATATACCTTTGTGCTATTTTGTTCAGGTAAGAAAATGAGCTTTTCATCAGACATAAAGGCATACGCAAAAAAGACAAATCAAAAAGCTGCGTCTGTTGCTAATGCTGTGAAGTTAAAGCTTTTCACCGGAATTATACTTGATACAAGAGTTGACACTGGAAGGCTTCGAGGAAACTGGCAAACATCTACGGGCTATCCTAAGTATGGGGTTATAGATAGAGATGATAAATCAGGTAGTGCAGCAGTTCAAGAGGCTATTTCTAATGTAACAACTAACGGTGTCGATTACATGACAAATAGCCTTCCGTATGCTGAAGTGTGGGAAGAAAAAGACGGAATGGTCGCAAAGAATATCACACGAATTGAACGCAATTTAAAAGAGGCTGTTGCAAGTGCTTAAAATTAATCAGGCATTGATCAACGCCTTTGTAACTGCGTTTCCTTCGTTTCCTACTGCGCATCGCAATAGTGATTATGTTCCTGTTTTGGGAACTGCATACGCCGAATTAATTACTAATAATAATGACCAGACGGCATATAGCGTTTCAACAAGTGATCAAACTGACGGTATTTTTAAAGTAATTTTGAGGTATCCAGTAGGAAAAGGAGCAATTGCTGCCGATACAATGGCGGATAGTGTTTTTGCTACTTACAAGGTTGGTAATAGGATTTCTTACAGTACGCAAGAGGTAATCGTTACGGGAGTATCCTCAGGTAATGGATACCCTGAAAATGGATGGTATAAACTCGTTTTATCGATACGATACAAAGCTTTTATCAGGAGGTAAATAGAATGTCAATTGAACCAGTAGTAAGCACCACCGCGGGAACGAAACTATACGTTTCAACTAATCTACCTGCAACCGATACTCTTGCAGGATTTCAGGCTGTAACGAGCTACACCGAGGTTACTGAGATTGTAGATGTAGGAGAGCTCAACGAAACATACAATTCAGTTGACCATGTTTCTGTTGATAAGCGCAAGACAACAACTCTCAAAGGTGTGAAGGGTGCCATTACAGTAACATGGCAACTTGGAAGAGTTGTATCAGATGCAGGACAGGCTGTACTGCTTGCAAAAAAAGATTCCGACGAATATCTCACATACAAACTTGTTCATCAGGATGGCACCGTTTTCTATTGTGCAGGCCCTGTAATGGGATTGGTTACAGGTTTTAGCGGTGCCGATACCGTTACAAGCCGGAGCCTTACGGTAGCAATTAATACAAACGTATGGGAAGATACTGCAACAAAGTTTACTGTTAACTATGTTGCAGGTACTGGTGGTAAGATTGTTGGTTCGCCTACGCAGGTTGTATCTACTGGTACAGACGCAGAAACCGTAGTTGCCGTCGCTCTTACTGGTTACACTTTCACCGATTGGGATGAAGACAGCTCAACCGATGCAGAACGTACTGACACAAACATCACTGCAAGCGCAACATGGACAGCAACCTTTACAGCAGATTAAGAGGTATTTTAAATGGATTTTGCAAATCTCAATTCTATCGAGCATGGTGATCGTGGTGCAACATTCTACAACATAAAGGGGCTTGATGACAAGCCCATTCCTGGGGTTTCTGTTACCCTACTTGGTGCTAATTCAAAGATTGGTAGAGCTGCTTCAACTCTTGCTCTTCGTAAGATCATTGACGACAAGGACGGTGTTGATACTTACGATATGCGTAAGGCAAGAACGCTTGATAAAATGGTTGCCCTAACTATTGATTGGTCTGGAATTGATATGAACGGTAAGGAATACAAATGCACTCCTGAAAATGTGAGGGCGTTGTATTCAAACCCTGCTTACGATTGGTTTTATGTTCAGATTATTGAGTTTGTTGAAAAGGCGGCCAATTTTTTACCGAAGGCGGACGACAGCTAATACTGTACGTTCGCTTTCAGGCTTGGCTTAATGCTCAACAGGTTACCGATAAAGGCAAGCAATTACACCCAAGAAGGCTTTCATATTCTGGTACAATTCCAGAAATTGGGCCTCTTGGTTACATTTACGACTACATACTCGAATACGGTTTTTTCGATACATGGCAAGAAATAAAAGCATGGTCTGAAATTACCGGAAACATAGTTGAATCTTGGGAGGCTTCGCTTATGAAAAAAGTATCTACAGCCTACCACAATCAACTTGAAATATCAAGAGATGTTAATTGCGTTTCTCCTATACCGTCAAATCTAACAAAACAACAAGTTTCTGATAAGTCAAAATCAGCTATGAGGTCATTAATAAAATGAGTGTTGAATTTTCTACTTTGGTTGTAAAAGCAGATTCAAGAGAGATAACAGCGCTCGATTCTTCTTTGCAAAAGCTTATAAACTCATCTACTGGGGTAGAAAAAACTATATATAATGCTGAAAAGTCAATATCAAATGCCGCAAATTCAGCTTCATATTTTTATAAAGAACTTGATAGGGCAGACGCTATTACAAAATCTATGCTGTCTCCATTAGAAAAGTATAATAACGAAGTTGCCGACCTCAAAACCCTTCTTTCTGGGGGAGCTATATCACAAGAAACGTTTAGTAGGGCGACAGAAAAGGCAAGTAAAACATATGCTGATTTATCAGGCGAGACTGACAGGCTTACAAAAGAAATACAGGAATATAATAATATTATTGGTGAAGGAAAAAGGGTAACTGATTCTGTAAAAACGTCATCAGAAAAATATAAAGATACGGTACATAGTCTTGATAGACTCGTTGAAAAAGGAGCTATATCACAAAACACATATAGTAGGGCTGTTAAAAAAGCAAAAATAGAAATGAAGGACGCTTCAAGATCGGCTTCATTTTTTGGCTCTTCGCTTATGAATCTTGCTGCTGCAGCTGGTGGAATTTATGCTATAAAAAGGGCTATAGGTGGAATTAATGATTTAGCGCAAGCCGGTTCAGGTTTAAATGAAACAATGTCAAAAGCAAGTGTTGTTTTAGGAAGTGCATATTCAGACGTTGAAAAGTGGGCATCAACAGCGGCATCTACTATAGGGCAAACAAAAGAAGAGGCACTTAATGGAGCTTCTACGTTTGGTATATTCGCAAAGTCTGCAGGCTTGTCAGGGAAAGAACTTGGCAATTTCACTATGCAATATTCAACTCTTGCTTCTGATTTTGCATCGTTTTATAATACGTCCCCAGAAGAAGCTATAGTTGCAATAGGTGCTGCATTTCGTGGAGAGAATGAGCCAATACGTAGGTATGGTATATTGCTTGACGATATGAGCATGAGACAAGCAGCTTTAAAGCAGGGCATAATATCAACAACAAAAAACGCATTGACTCCACAACAAAAAGTACTAGCGGCAGGCGCATTGATAATGCAGCAATCTGCTGATGCGCAGGGGGATTTTGCCCGTACTGCAGATCAGCTTGCTAACAAACAGAGAATAGCAACTGCAGTACTGGAAAACAACAAGGCGGTTTTAGGAGAAAAACTTCTTCCTCTGATGACAGATTTTTATGATATGCTCATAAAAATAGCAAACGTTACAATCGACCCGTTAACCGATACGCTTGATGGACTTGTAAGAAAGATACAAGAGATACGAGGAGTTTCTATAGATGAGCAAGTGACTGGTGAATTTATAGAAAAGGCTATGAAGCAGGGAGCTAAAGGCGTTGGTATGCTTGAGGGGAAAATACATGAACTTGAGGGCACTGTAGATCAACACATAATAAGCATACAAGAACTTGAGGACTATTATAAGACATTAAAACCAGATATGGGGATTTTTAAATCTGCAGAAATGAGACTTACCGAAGTTGATATTGAGAAAACAAAAAAAGCACTTGCTGATTATGAGAAACAATTAGGAAGTGTAAACAATGCTTTAACAAAAATGTATAATGCACCGGCTGAAAAAAAAGTAACAGGTAATAAAATATCAGATCCAGCAGCAGAAGAAAGGGCAAAAGAAGAGGCCCAAAAGAGTCTAAACAAAGCAAAAGAGGAAGGAATGCGCCTAACCGAATCCTTATACACTCCACTCGAAGCACTCGCAGCAAAAGAAAAAGAACTTGATGGCCTTATTGCTAAAAAAGCTATAACTGAAGAGATTTACAACAAGGCAAAAAAGCAATATACTGAAGAGTTTAACAAATCAGTACAGTATGAAATAGACGCTTTAACGAATGGACTATTGACAGAAGAAGAGCAGATAAGGCAGTCGTATGAAAGACGCAATCAGGCTATACTTGAATCAACAGCATTAACAGAAGAACAAAAAGCGGTAATAAGAGACAAGTACGCAAAGCAGGAACAAGAAAGACAGATTAGCAAAACTAGAAGTGAGTATGAAAATTTATCTGCAGGACTTTTGACAGAAGAAGAAGAATATCAGAGGTCGTATCAAAAAAGATACGAAATGATACAAGGTAGTGGTTTGAACTCTGGTGACAAAGAGGATTTATTATCAAGATTAGATAGGGAAAGAACTGTTCACGCTATAGAGAATAACCAAAAAATACTTGGTTCTTATGGTGATATGTTTTCTGGAATTATGGACGCTACTGCAGCGTTTGGCGGTAAACAAACAGCTTTTTACAAGGCCATGTTTTTAGCGAGTAAAGGATTTGCTCTTGCTGAATCAATAATGGCAATACAGGCTGGTCTGGCAAAGTCTGCATCTATCGGGTTTCCTCAGAATTTGCTTGCAATAGGCCCGTATATAGCACAAACTGCAGGTATTATTGCATCAATATCTTCTGTTAAGTTTAAAGACAAAGGCGGTTATCTAAGCTCAAATGAGATTGCTGCTGTTGAAGAGATTGGACCTGAAATAATAAGGGGCCCGGCACAGGTTACAAGCAGGAATAAAACAGCCCAAATGTTTGATGAATTGAAAAGTAATGGTGGTGGAAAACAGGTTGTTGTGCACGTATCTTTAAATAATAGTAATTTTATTGGCAATAATGCGGCCCTTCGTGATTTTGGCGTTAAAATAGCTGATGTTGTGGGTGACGAATTGACTCGAAAAGGGGCAATAGCATAATGGCATTTGAAAATGGGGATGTTTATCTTGGGGTATCGCCAAACGAAATTTACCTTACGTCTTTCGGACGTGGTGAAATTGATTATACGCTTGATGTGGATAAGAAAGAACAACGTGCTAAATCAGGGAAGCTATGGACGCAGGTATTATCTGAAAAATGGGTAATTACTCTACCTTATGACATTATCGATGGAACAACGTTAGCATCGCTTGAAACGATGTACCACAACCATGTTGATTTAAGCCTTAAAATATATACTTCTCCTACTACGTGGTTTTTAAATGTGGATGGTGAAAACATGCTTGTTCGTATGGATAAAATTGATAAAAAAAGGTCGTTTTTGCAGAGTGGTGGATATTGGAGAAACGTCAACATTGTTCTTAGGGAAGTGTGATGATATCTGTATCGCCAGCATTCACTGCAGAAGCTAATAATAGCGTAGGCCAGCTACCGCGCGCCAAAGTCGAAATACTCTGGACTGATCCCAGCGTACAATCTGGCAACACCGTAACAACAACCGACCAAAACAACCTGTGCAATCTATCATCAACCGTAAAAACTGCAATGCTACAACAAACGGTTGATACAAAAGATGTGCTCCCCTATAAGTTTATAATTAACGATGGTACTTTTGTAAACGATGGAACATGGCACCCGGCTCCATCAAC